CTCCGTTATCAACAAAGGAACCATATGCTTGAAGCGCTTCTCCTCGATCTCTTAAAGACTATTCTTAGCAACGCTTTGAAAAGTCCTGAAGTTCGGGATTCTGAAGTTTTTCGAGCAATTCTTGGTCTTTTTCGAGAGCTTGATCGTGAGTTCGACTTTGCTATGTTCTTCGCTTCTGATAGCGATGTTAAACTTAGCCATGAAAAACTCTCGGTCCCGCCTTCGACCTTTGCTGAATAACGAGAGGGTCGTGCCTTTAGCACCATAGCGGTGCGGCGATTAACGCCTTTCCCAACTTAAGGATCCATTATGCCTCGAACCGTCAGACCTCCATACGCTGGTACAGTAGTTGACCCTATGGGTTGTACTATCCGTAACGGCGATGGAACTGCGTCGATAACTAATGGAGTTCCTCGAGTTGAGTTTGGTACTTACTCGTCGGCTAAAACTCGTCCCTGGCCTCTTCCAAAGGGCGCAGCCATACCGTTCAACGACTTTACTTACTCCTACTCTCTTGAAGAAAGAGAATTGGGTTCGTATGGGTCGTTTAACTCTGGTTACGGCCGATGGATCGGGTATGAGGGGTGGGTTTTGACTCACGTTCCTGGCTGGCCAAACAGGTCTTGGCCGGATGTTGACATCAACGAGGTCCTGGCCCTTGCTCGCGGACAAATTTTGGATGCTCTCCAAGATCAGTCTGTAAACTTGGGTCAGGCCTTCGCTGAGCGTCATCAAACGGTCAACATGCTTGCTAAGTCAGTCAATCGTGTAGCTTCAGCCGCGATGGCTATCCGGAAAGGTAAGTTTGCACATGCCTCTAATCTGCTCGGTATTAAGAACACAAAGGCCAGCTTCTTTCGAGATGCTGTCCCAAGTCCTCAAAACCTTGCAAATCATTGGCTTGAGTATTCTTACGGATGGCGTCCTTTGCTTCAGGACATCCACGGCAGTATGGAGCTTCTCGCTAAGACGATTGTAAAAAATCGTCCTTTAGAGATTTCCAAACGTGCTAAGCGCATCGATCGGTTCTCCAATTATCAGCTCTATGTCTCCGATTCCGATGGTTTCGGAGCTTTTGAGTTTGCTAATGGGATTACTGAAAGATCCGCTCGTGTGGTTGTTCGCTACGCAATGGATAACGATTTGGCGCATACGTTCTCGCAGACGGGAGTGTCTAATCCTATCAACCTGGCTTGGGAATTAATTCCCTATAGCTTCGTTGTAGATTGGTTCGTTCCTGTTGGCGATTATCTTCGGCGCCTAGACGCAACATCCGGCCTCTCTTTTCAGAGTGGCTGGGAGTCGTCGTCAAAAAATCGTACTTTCACCTCGTCGTGGATCAACAAGCCTAGACGTAGCGAGAGTTCGGTGATGACGGGGTCTGATCGTACCTTTGTCAGTCATGACAAAATACGACGACGCCTCACATCGTTTCCTCGCAACGACTTTCCCTCTATTGACCCACATATTGGCATACGTCGTGCCCTTTCGGGCATTTCGTTGCTAACTCAAGCCTTTAAAAGGTAGTCCATGGCCGTACGTGCCATCATTGCACTCAACGACGGACAAACAACTCCCGTCGCTCATAACTTCTCGCCGACTTCTGGGGACGGAAACGTCCCTGGTGTGTCGGTGATCGGTTACGAGGACCGCTCGGGAGGCATTCCTGCTGGCTTCCCCACCATCTCCTTCGCAACGCGTCGTCCGACGAAAACGAACCGGAATTACCGGGTCGGTGTCGTCGTGACGGTGCCTGTGATGGAAGTGGTGTCGAATTCCACCGTCTCTGGGATTGCGCCTGCTCCTACAGTCAGCTACAAGTGTGCGTTTCGTTCAGAATGGATTCTGCCCGAACGCTCCTCGAAGGCTGCCCGTCAGGATCTTCGCGCATATGTCAAGAGCCTCATGGTTCACGCAACCCTGATTACGGCAATTGAGGATCTCGAGTCGCCGTGGTGATGACAGATGGCGCCTAATTAGCGCCCTGTCTTCCCTATGGTTAAAACTCGTGAATAATGCCCTTGATGGACATCATTCGTTTCCTCGTTGCCGCCTTCTTGGTGGTGATTCTTCTCTTCCTAGGTTTTAACCTATTGGAGAAAGGTTCTCGACAACATGGCAGTTTTACACCGCCACCAGCTGGACAGTCTTCTTCGACAGAAGACCAGCCGCGATAATGCTCTCTCTGATGTTCGGAGATTGTACAAGTTGTTCCCTAAGGGGGCTTTGGCGGTCGATAGAGATATCGACTTTTCCAAACCCCCTAAGGAGTACACTGTTCCAATTACCGATCATCACACCTTTAGAAGGGATGCTCTTCTAGCTAACTTCCTGAAGAAATTCCGCGGTTTTTCTGCGGGAAATCCTCGTGAAGTAGCGAAAAAGAACTTCCTCTTCTACGAAGATCGATGCAAAGAGTCGAATTCTAGGATCCGAAAACTCCGAGAGGATGGGTCTGTTGACCCCTCCCTGCAAGCTGTTCTTTTTACAGCTCAGAGAAAAATCTCTGGAGTATTAGGTGACTTTGATATCGACGAATTGCTTCGACTTTCGAGGTGGGGTCCTGGTTCAACAAGTAGTTGCAAGGGCCCGCTGGTTGATGCGGCACAGAAGTTTTCTTCTGAACCGCAGGTAACCGGGGAGTTCTTGGCAAGGGCTCGTTTACTGATGCCCTTGTACCCTTCCTGGTCAGCGCTGCTTGCAGACACTGACTATGGTGCGATCGTTAATCCGATCATGCCTTTAGTGAAGGGTAACAAGATCGCCTTCGTTCCGAAGACAGCTAAAACCCACCGAGTCATCGCGATCGAGCCTCATATTAATGTTTTCTTTCAAAACGGCCTTGGCCGTATGATTCGAAAACGTATGAGACTTCGAGCTCGAGTGGACCTTAATGACCAAACGCTTAATCAACGCTTGGCCCGTTTAGGCTCACTTGATGATTCTCTGGCTACAATCGACCTCGAAGGGGCTTCCGACACAATTTGTCGGGAACTAGTGCGAGATCTTTTGCCGGAAGATTGGTTTTCGTGGTTAGATAGTGCCCGTTCTCATGTTGGATCTTTGGATGGCGAATTTATTCGCTATCAGAAGTTTTCCAGCATGGGTAACGGTGCCACATTTGACCTTGAAAGCCTGATCTTCTGGGCTCTCTCTTCGGCGGTAGTTGAACGCCTTGGCTATAATTCTTTCTGGGTCAATGTATTCGGAGATGACATCGTGATCCCCTCTGGGGCTTACGATGAGGTCGTCCGTGTACTTGAATCAGTCGGTTTTATAGTCAACAAAGCTAAGTCCTTTTGCAAGGGTCCCTTTCGGGAATCCTGCGGTCTGGACTGGTTTTCTGGCTTCAACGTCAGGCCTGTGTATCTCAAAGAGATACCCCTGCGACCCATTGACTGGATTGTTATCGCTAATCAGTTGAGGCGCTTATCCCATGAATGGGGCGAGCGTCAGTTCTGTCATAGCGATCTCAAGACAGCCTATGAGTTCTGCTTGTCGAGGATCCCTAAGGAGCTCCGCTCTTTCAAAGTACCGCTGGGTTACGACTTCCGTCGTAACTCTTTAGGAGGCTTTGAAGGTAATGGGCTGCTTGCGAACTTCGATGAAGCAAATCCGAGTATATCGGATCGTGGGTGGTGCGGTTGGACTGTGAGGGGATTTGCCCCCCGCGCAATAACTCTCCTTTCCAAAGACCGTCATCTTCTCACAGCGTCAGCTCATACCGTTCGTGAGACCGGTAACGAGCTTTCCTTGCGAGAAAGGTTTGACTTCCGAGAAGTACCCCGACCTGGAATGTTTATACCACAACCGTGGTACCAGCTCGGGCCGTGGGGTAGGTAAAACTATCCCGCTTTTCCTGATTATCATCAGGTGGACGGGGGGGTAATTCCTCCCAAAGAG